TTTTTACCTATTGAAATTTGTATCTTATTATTACTATACCTGAACCGCCAGTTCCACCATTTCCTCCTGGTTCTGCTGTGCCTCCACCACCACCACCAAGATTAGTTCCACCATTATCACCATTTCCTGTTGGATTACCATTTCCAACTCCATTACCACCACCACCTGCACCTCCAGGTGCACCTGCTCCACCTCCTGAACCACCTCCGCCACCACCACCTCTTGTAACACCACTGCCTGTTATTGCAGAGGGTGTACCTGCTCCACCTGTTCCAGCTATAGTTGGACTTGGTCCAGAAGCACCTGCCACACCAGCACCTCCGCCTCCTCCACCTGCTATACCTGAAATTGCAGGTCCTCCATTTGTTCCTTGAGCAGGGCTAACTGGGGGTTGATTTCCAGATCCAGCTGTACGATTATTTGATCCGCCTCCTCCTGAACCACCAGGTCCATCTGGAGAAGCACCACCATCACTATTTCCACCACCACCACCTGCTGATGTTATACCAAAAGCACTTGAATTAACTCCATTAGTCCCTGGCACAGTTGGAGCAGTTCCACCAGCTCCACCACCACCCACAACAATTGGATAACCTTGAGCTGTAACTGTAATTGCTGTTGCAGGTGAGGCACCTAATGGACTAGCTGTATAACTTGATACTGATCCTGGAGATTCTCTATAACCTCCTGCTCCACCACCACCTGATCTACATTTACCTCCGCCACCACCACCAGCTACTGCCATATAATCAACTGAATTTGAACCTGCAGGAGTTCCAGCATTTGTAACTGTAAATGTTCCTGGTCCTGTAAATGTTGCCACTTTATAATCTGTATCAACTATTGCTAAAGTATTACAAGCACCACTAACTGAAGCACATATAAAAGCTGCTCCTCTAACATTAGATGTTGAATCCATAGTATTAATCCAACCTTGTGTTGCATCTACATATACTAAAGTTACTGATTGACCTTCTGTATCTAAAGTTGCATTAGCATTTGTTGAACCAATTTTATCTGTGCCGTTTGGTACAACTGTTAAAGCATTTGTTTGAAAAGTCGCTGCATAATCTGCAACAGATACTATTGCTCCAGCAACACCTGCTGGTAAATTTACTGTAAAAGCCCCACCACTTGTATTACAAAAATATCCTTCGCCAGATACTGCTGTAAAAGTTGCAGTCTTTGGAGTTGTAATCCAATCCACTGTCCCCGTTCTACCAAAACCTGATTGTGATGCACCACTCGCTAAATTAATAGTGTCACCACTTGCACCTAAAGTAATTGTTGTACCAGATTGACTGATAATATTACCAGCGTCTGATGCTTGGAGTGTATTTGATTTTACAACTGTACCACTAATAGTAGTTGTTCCGCCACATTTAGTAACGACTGCACCACCGCATTGGTTTTCTATGTTATCTACTTTTATTTTACTTGTCATAATTATTGAAATTTATACCTTATTATTACTATTCCACTGCCACCGTTTCCAGCTTTAGCTGCGGGTGAAGAACAACCTGTGTTTCCACCACCACCACCACCTCTATTAGTAGTTCCATCTCCAGCATTTCTATCTATAGATGGACTTGCTGCTGGTGCAGAAGTTGCTCCAACCCCACCTGTTCCACAAGGAGAAGCTGCTCCCCCTGCTGCTTCCGTTGGTCCATTTTGCGCTCCACCTCCAGCACCACCTGAATAAGAAAGTGCACTTCCTGTAATTGCTGTTGGTACACCTACAGCTCCATTACCTGCGGAGTTGTTATTACCAACAGGTGTTTGTGTTGCTGCAGCACCGGCACCACCGCCGCCACCACCTTTTCCATTTAAACTTGGTTGACCACTACTTCGACCGCCATCTTGTCCTTGAGGTGGACTAACAGGAGGTGTATTTCCTGATCCTCCCGTTCTACAAGCAGTATTACCACTGCCACCACCTCCAGATCCACCTGGATCTCCAGGTGCTGCACCAGGTGGTCCACCACCACCGCCACCACCAGCTGATGTTATACTTGAAAAAACTGAATTAACTCCATTTGCTCCAGGAGTACAAGAACCGGTTACACCGGTTCCACCTCCACCCACTGTAATTGGAAAGCCTGTTGCTGTGATTGTTACTGCATTTGTTGGTGCGTTTGCCACTAAAGGAGACGCTGTAAAATTATCTATAGGTGCATTTCTACCTTCTCTAAAACCACCTGCTCCACCACCACCGCCGCCATTTCCTCCAGAACCACCAGCTGCACCACCAGCTACAACTGCATAACCAACTGTATTTTCTGCTGCTACAGTTGAAATAGAAGAAACACAAAATGTGCCTGGGCCAGTGAATGTATGAATTTTAAAATCTCCTGATGTTGTAATTGTTCCACCAGTCGCTGTTATGAATTGTCTTCCTGTAACTGAATTTGAAGTTTCTTGTATATTAATCCAACCTTCAGTTCCGTCTACATATACAAAAGTTGCTGTTTGACCTTCAGTATTTAAAGTTGCATTTGCTGCAACACCACCAATTTTTTCTGATCCATTTGGACTAACTGTTAAATTATTTGTTTGAAAAGTTCTTGCGTAATCTGCAAAAGAAACTATTGCTCCAGCAGTACCTGCTGGTAAATTAACTGTTACAGATCCAGATGTTGTATCTACAAAATAACCAACACCATTTGCTGCTGTTACTGTTGCTGTCTTTGGTGTTGTATCCCAATCCACAGTTCCTGTTCTACCGAATCCTGTTTGACTACCATTATTTACAATAGTAGTTCCAGTTGGAAAAGTAATAGTATCACCACTTGCACCTACTGTTAAAGTAGTTCCGCATTGTGGTTCAATTGCATTTACTTCTATTTTACTCATTATACAATTACCAAGGTTCCGGTTACTGTTATTATATTAGGGAATGTTACCGGTCCAGCGAGAACCGCTGATTCTATAACTATATTTTTATTATCAATAACTTCCGCATGAGTATAAATTTGCTCTGCACCTGGTTTATTACCTATATATATTTCATTATAGTAACTCATTTATAAAAACCTAACTTGTTGTACTTATTGCTTTAACTACACTTACTACTACATCGGAAGACGTAGCATCACTTGAATTTGCATTTAATACATCTGTATCATTTAATACAAATTTTGCTCCACCTTGAACTAATTCTACTGAACTGTTAGGGGGTATACTTAAATCTTTTGCAATATAAACTGTTCCTGCTCCTGTTGGAGATAACCAAACTGAAATCGTAATTGCAGTTGCTAAAATGTTAGCAATTCTAATACCTATAATAGCGTCTGCTGAAGTAGGACTTGAAGTTGTATTAGTATACAATGCTGTAGTTCCTGTTCCTAGTTGAGCTGTTGCTGATGCGAAATTTTGTGCCATATTGTTTCCTTATATTTTAGTTTTTTAATTTGTTTAAATACTTAATAGCAGATTCTAAATATTTAGTATTATCTTTTAACAGACCTAGTGCAACATTACAATCACTACATAATAAACCTCTAATTTTATTGGTATTATGACAGTGATCTACAGCAAAAGCTCTTGTTTTGTTTCTATATTTACCATTATTATCAATTTTACAAATAGAACATTTATTTTTTTGTTTAGATAATAATTTGTTATAGTCATCTAACGTAATACCATAAGCTTTTTTAAGTTTATGGTTTTTGTCTGTTTTATAATCATACAGATTTTGACAGTCCATACAAGAAGCTTGATAGTATTTTGTTTTTGTTTTTTTATTTATTCTAAAATAAAATTTATTTAAATCTTTCATATCTTTGCAATTTGTACATTTTTTTTCTTTTAAATTTTGTATTAATTCTCTCATCATGGCTAAAGGGCGATCGACATGGCAACAGAAAAACCTGCGCTTGCTGCGCCGACAGGATTACCGTCAGTATCTAAATAAACTGCTTTACTTGCTGGTAATGTACAAAACACATCTTTTGTTCCACCTGTAAAAGTAACAACACTATCTGAATTAGAACTTGTAAGAATTGTAGTTCTAGTCAAATTTGCACTTGAGCCATCTAAAGTTCCAAGTCCAACTTCCCATTCTGTTGTACCTTGATTAAAAATTGTATAATAAGTTGTATTACTATTTCCAATCGCAGTAAAATCTTCAAAGCCAGTTTGTGCTGCACCTAATGCAAACGCACCGGTACCTGTTGTAGTACTTGTTACTTTAACTCTGTCATTTATTACCAAAGCCATAATTTTTTCCTTAAGCCATACTTATGATAGCATTAGCCGCTGTCGACGCATCTGGGAACGCGATAGTGAAATCACCATTCGTTGCCGTTTTGTTTCCACCAAAATCTAAAACTACTACTAATCTATTTTGTACTGCATCCACAGTTGAGTTATTATAGATAGCTGCAAAAGCTGCAGTGAAAGTTGCTGAAGTCCAAGTTACATTATCAAAATCTACGGAAGCCACTGCAGTTGAACTTACCACTGCTTGGTTTGCTAAAGTTTTAATAGAATAGTTAGAACTACCACCTGTACTTACTTCACTAGTTGCCACGTAAACTGTACTTGAAGTTGTATAAGGGTTAG